CGACAGCCCACGTAGCTTTGACGAGCTGATGTACGTGTTGATGTGTGGCACTGGCGTAGGGTTTAGTGTTGAGCGTCAGTTTATCGAGAAGCTCCCTGTAGTTGCTGAATCCTTCCACGACACTGACACCACCATCGTAGTGGCTGACAGCAAGATCGGATGGGCCTCTGCCTTCCGTGAGCTTATCAGTCTCCTATATGCCGGTAAGATCCCTCAGTGGGACGTGAGCCGTGTGCGTCCAGCAGGTGCTAGGCTCAAGACATTTGGTGGTCGTGCCTCTGGGCCACAGCCTTTGGTTGACCTGTTCAACTTCTGTGTAACTGTCTTCCAGAAAGCAGCAGGCCGTCGCCTTAGTAGCATCGAGTGCCACGACATTGTTTGTAAAGTAGCTGATATTGTAGTTGTGGGCGGGGTGAGACGATCAGCATTAATCTCCTTGTCTAACCTTTCAGATCCACGCATGGCTAAGGCCAAGTCAGGCCAGTGGTGGCTTGATAACGGACAGCGCCGTCTTGCTAACAACTCAGTAGCCTACACAGAAAAACCTGACTTCGCTGCCTTCTTAGGCGAGATGCAGACTCTGTACGAAAGCTTCTCAGGTGAGCGGGGGATGTTCAACCGTGTGGCTGCACAGAACATTGCAGGCCGTAACGGTCGCCGGGACACAGACCAAGCCTTTGGTACTAACCCTTGCTCTGAGATTGTCCTTCGTAGCAACCAGTTCTGTAACCTGTCAGAGATTGTCATACGCGAAGATGACGACCTCCACACGCTACGCTACAAGGCTAAGATTGCCACCATCATCGGCACCCTTCAGGCGACCCTCACAGACTTCCGCTACCTCCGCTCTTCTTGGAAGAAAAACACAGAGGAAGAGGCACTGCTAGGTGTCAGCATGACAGGCATTATGGATCACCCGGTACTGGGCTGTAATAAGCCTAAGCTGTTTGCTGAGGAGCCTGAGAGAAATGCGTGGCTAGAGGAGCTAAGAAATGTCTGTATTGAAACGAATAAAGAGTGGGCTGAAAGGCTTGGTATTGCTCAGTCGGCAGCTATTACATGCGTTAAGCCTAGTGGTACTGTTAGTCAGCTTGTTGACTCTGCTAGTGGTATTCACCCTCGTTTCAGCAGTTGCTATATCCGTAGAGTTCGTTCGGACAAGAAAGACCCGTTGGCGCAGTACATGGTCGAAGCTGGTTTCCCGTATGAACAGGACGTGATGAGCGAATCCAACTTAGTCTTTAGCTTCCCCGTCAAATCTCCAGAGACAAGCGTCACGGTTAAACAGGTAGGGGCTATGGAACAGCTAGAGATGTGGAAAGACTTCCAGAATCACTGGTGTGAGCATAAGCCCTCGATCACCGTCTACTACACTGATGATGAGTTCCTTCAGGTAGCACAGTGGATCTGGGACAACTTTGACATTTGCTCCGGTATCTCCCTCCTTCCTTATTCAGATCACGTCTATCAGCAAGCTCCATATGAAGAAATATCTGAAGCTGAATATGAGAAAATGTTGAAGACAATGCCTCAAGATATTGATTGGGCTGAATTAAAAGAGTTTGAAAGCGAAGACAACACAATAGGCTCACAAGAGCTGGCTTGCGTTGGTACTAGCTGCGAAATCAATTAATACCCACCATATAAGAGGACATATTATGTCTAAAGCAAACAACGATTTTCTCCCTACGCATGGTCACGACCTGCTGGAGATGCTTGATGAAATCTTCCCTGAAAAGTCAGCACAGATGGAATGGACTGACAGAGAGGTCTGGTTTAGAGCCGGGCAACGCTCTGTCGTCAACTGGCTGTACGAATTAAAAAGACGGGAGGAGAACCCAACTTATTCAGAGGATTGAACTATGTGTAGTGTAACTGCTGCTGTTGTCGGTGCGCTCGCCGCTGGCGGTACAAAATATATGGCTGATAAAGAAGCTGCAAAACAACGCCGTAATTACAACCGCCAAATGGAAGAGGCACAACGACAAGCAGACGCAGAAACTGCTGAGTTTGAGCGTCAGATTGCTGAGATGGAAGACAACCCTGTCTTGATTAGAAAGCAGGGGGGTAGTCGTGGGGGTGCTAGAGGTATGAAGAGCTTACGCGCTGGCTACACTCCACGCGACACTTCAGTCAACGTAGGCGGCAATGGTGGTTCTGGGGTCAATATACCCTCTGGACCTAGAGGCATGGCCCTGCCTCCAAGCGGAGGTAGAGGCTTTCTCCCTGTAGGTATGGGATCACGAATGGTAATTAATCCGAATCCATAGTTTAGGTAATAGTCATGCACGATAATAGCTCATGCGCCAAGCGTTACTACAAATTACAAGCAGACAGGGAAATTTACCTTGACCGCGCTAGAGAGTGTTCTGAGCTTACTTTGCCTGCTCTGGTTACCCCAGAAGGCTTCAGTTCATCGACTGATCTCTACCAGCCTTTCCAGAGTATCGGTGCAAGAGGAGTGAATAATTTAGCGTCAAAGTTGATGCTCCTCCTCTTCCCGCCTAACGCCCCATTCTTCCGTTTAGCGATGGACAATAAAACTAAACAGGAGCTGGATGGAGAAGGGGCGCTTAGGGCTGAAATCGAACAGGGTCTTGCAGGTATCGAGCGTGAGGTCTCTGGCGAGATCGAGACCCGTGCCTTGCGTGTCCATGTATTCGAAGCTCTAAAGCACCTTATTGTGAGCGGTAACGTCCTTGTTCACATGCCTAAGAAAGGAGGTCTACGAGTCTATCCGCTGTCCAGCTACGTGGTCAAGCGAGACCCAGCAGGGGAGCTTCTTGAGGTAATCCTAGAAGAAACAGTGTCGCCACGCGCCTTGCCTGAGGGCATTGAGGGCATCGACTACACTGGCGATAAAGACCTCAAGATTTACACAAAGGTTTACAGAGAAGCTACAGACAGCTTCAGCGTCTACCAAGAAGTTGAGGGACAGATCGTCCCCGGCTCA